ATAGACAAGTGGATAGAGGACCACGGACTGGAAAGCGACTTCGTCAAGGTCCGCGTCCTCGGGGAGTTCCCCGAGGCTTCGGACACGCAGCTCATCCCCGTCGACCTTGTCCGCGGGGCATTCGCGAAAGTGTACCGGCCCGACGAATTCCGGTACGCCCCCGTCGTCATGGGCGTGGACGTCGCCAGATTCGGAGGAGACGCCTGCTCCGTATGGCTCCGTCAGGGGCTCGGGGCGCGACGCCTCTACAAGAAGATCGGGATCGACACCATGACCTACGCCGACATCATCGCGCAATTCATCAGGGAGCACGAACCCGACGCCGTCTTTTTGGACATGGGCGCCATGGGCGCGGGGGTGTACGACCGGCTGAGACAGCTGAACTGCAGCGTGCAGGGCGTGCAGTTCGGATCCAAGGCCCTGAAGGAGACCATCTACGCCGACAGACGCTCGGAGATGTGGGACGGAGTGAAGCTGTGGCTGAAAGAAGGGGGAGCGCTGCCGGGCAAAGCTCCCGAAACGCAGGACATCGAGGACGATCTCACCGGCCCGGAGTACTTCTACGACGCGCGAGGCAGGCTGCGTTTGGAATCAAAGGACGACATGAAGGACAGGGGGCTCCCGTCCCCCGACGACGGGGACGCGCTGGCCTTGACCTTCGCCGCGCCCGTGGCTCCGAGGCGGGAGAAGACGGAGGAAATCGGGCGGAATGCGGAAGCGTACGATCCGCTCAACAGGCACAGAAGACGATGAAGGGAGGCAACACCATGGGACAGGCATTGGTACCGCTGCTCGTGGGAGGGGCTACGGCGGCCGCCGCGAGCGCGCTCGCGCCGACTCCGTCCGCTCCTGCGATGCAGACGACGACGCAACAGAACGCTCCCACGCAGAAGGAACGGCAGACGAACGAGGTCACCGGGGGGCTTGATCAGAGGGAATTGCAGCGGAAGCGCCTCGCCTCTTCGAGAGGGTACGGAAGCACGCTGCTCGCGGGCGACCGGGCGACGACTGGGAAAACCCTGCTGGGGCAGTAATCATGAGAGACGACGCCGGACTGCGTGCCGATCTCGATCTCCGCTGGCAATCGCTGAAGGAAGAGCGGTCAACGTGGCTCCCGGTCTGGCGGCAGATTTCCGAGTACATCGCTCCGCACCTGGGGAGATTCACCGAGGCCGTCGACCGGGAGGACGGCAGGCGCAACGATACGCTGATCATCGACGACTCCGCGAGGATCGCGCACAGGAACTTCTGCTCCGGGATGCAGTCCGGGCTGACCTTTCCGGCGCGCCCGTGGTTCCGCCTGACCACGCAGGGGGATCCGGAGATGGGGGACTTCCCGCCGATCAAGATATGGCTCGACCACGTGCGGGACGTGCTGCTGCGGATCTTCGCCAAGAGCAACGCCTACAGCTCGTTCCTCGCGACCTATGCAGAGTGCGGGAGCTTCGGCGTGCATGCCGCTTTGGTCGAACGCGACTTCGACTCGGTGGTCCGCTTCCGTCCGTTCACGGCCGGCGAGTACGCCATCGGGACCGACGACCGCAACAGGGTGGACACTTTCGCCCGAAGCTGCGGGATGAGTGCGCGAATGATGGTGAGCGCCTTCGGGGAGAAGGCGGTCTCCGAATCCGTGCGGCGTGCATGGGACAGGGGGGACGTGCGAAGCCGCTTCGAGGTGATCCACGTCGTCGGTCCGAACACCGGGCGTGACGTGGAGAAGCGGAACGCCGCAAACAAACCATACTACAGCGTCTACTACGATCCGGGAGACCGGGCGGACCGCGTACTGCGCCGCAGCGGATACGATTCGTTCCCGGTGATCGCCCCCAGGTGGAGCACCGTGAGCGATCAGGTGTACAGCAAGGGCTCTCCGGGGTGGTTCAGCCTGGGGAACGTGAAGATGATTCAGCAGCTGCAGACGGATTGCCTTGAGGGAATTCAGAAGGTCATCGATCCCCCCGTGCAGGCTCCGGTGGCTCTGGAGAGGTACGGATTGACCGCCGTTCCGGGCGGAGTGAACTTCGTCCCCGACACGGGACAGGGAGGGATCCGCAGCATTTACGACGTGCGCCCCGACATCGAGGCCATCGAGGGGAAGATCCAGCGCGTCGCCGTCAACATCGAGCGCGCCTTCTTCAGCGACCTCTTCCTGATGCTCACGAACATGGACCAGAAAGGGATGACCGCGACCGAGGTGGCCGAGAGGCACGAGGAGAAACTGCTCATGCTCGGTCCCGTGCTCGAGCAGCTCTACGCGGAGATGCTCGATCCGGTGATCGACAGAACCTTCGAGCTCGCCATGGACGCGGGGATCATCCCGCCGCCTCCCCCGGATCTCGAAGGACAGGAGATCAAGCCGGAGTACGTCTCCGTGCTGGCGCAGGCGCAGCGGATGGTCGGCATCAGCGCGATAGAGCAGACGATGGCCTTCGCCGGAAACCTAGTGGGAATCTTCCCGGAGGTGCGGCACAAGGTCGACGCCATCGCGGCGATGCAGAAGTACGGCACGTACGTCGGTGTTCCGGCGGAAATCCTGCGCACGGACGAAGAGGCGATGGAGCGGATGGCGCAGGAGGCGGAACAGCACCGGCAGGAGCAGGCGATGCAGGCCGTGCCGCAGATGGCGGGAGCCGGGAAGACGCTCTCGGAGACGGATGTGGGCGGCAACAGCGCACTCGACGCGATTCTCGGCGGACTGGGCGGCGCTCCATGAAGACTCCCCAGGACGCGGACCGCGCACGTGCGGAACGGCGCAGGGAACTGGAACTGACGGATGTGAAGAAACTCCTCGATACTCCCGAGGGGCTTCGTTTTTTATGGCGCGTCCTCGACTTGGCGGGTATCTACCGCACCACCTTCACCGGGAACAGCCACACCTTCTTCAACGAGGGGCGGCGCGCTCTCGGACTGGAGATCAAGGCCGATCTGCTGGAGGTGGACCCCGAACACGAGGGGCGCATGGCGAAGGAGTACACGGACTGGCTGTATAAAAACGATCTCGTACCACGAGGAGGACGACGGAATGAATGATGCTACAGCTGCACCCGTTCAGGCAGACACCGTACACGGGGAGCAGGAGACGCAGCAGCAGGAGAAGCTTCTTGGAACGGAGACGCCGCAGACGCAGGGAGCCGAGCATGCAAAGGAGCAGCCGGTGAACGGCGAGACTGCCGGCGAAGGGAAGAAAGAGGAACCGAAGGGGGCGCCGGAGAAGTACGAGCTGAAGCCACCGGAGGGAATCGCTCTCGACGAGGAGACCGTTCAGGCGTTCGAGCCCATAGCCCGTGAACTGGGGCTGTCGAACGAACAGGCGCAGAAGCTGGCGGATTTCTACTGCGCGAAGCAGGCGGAGATCCCGGCGCAGCTGGTGCGCAAGGCGGAGGAGCTTGAAGCGCAGTGGGCGGAAGCCGCGCGCAAGGACAAGGAGTACGGCGGGGACTCCTTCGACCGCTCCATCGGACTGGCGAACAGCGCGCTCAAGGCGCTGGACACGGACGGGAGCATCACGAAGATGCTCGCGGAGACGCGCATGCTCAACAACCCGGAGATGATCCGGCTGCTGGTGCGCGTCGGTTCAAAGGTCACGGAGGATCAAGCGCCGGGAGGAAACTGGTCCGCAGGGAGAAAAAGCCCGGCGGAGACGCTGTACCCCGGCATGAAATAACACCATTCGAGGAGGAATACGAAAATGGGAGCAATCGGATACGAGAACCCCACGCTCATGGACGTGGCCCGTCGGAGCGATCCGGACGGGAAAATCTCCACCATCGTCGAGCTGCTGGCGGAGACCAACGACATCCTGAAGTACATGTCCGTGCAGGAGTGCAACAACGGAACCAGCCATAAGACCACGGTGCGCACCGGACTGCCGAGCGCCACGTGGAGGCTGCTGAACTACGGCGTGCAGCCGAGCAAGAGCCAGACCAAGCAGGTCAGCGACAGCTGCGGCATGCTCGAAGCCTACGCAGAGGTGGACAAGGCGCTCGCGGACCTCAACGGCAACACGGCCGCCTTCCGTCTCAGCGAGGACAGAGCGTTCCTCGAGGCGATGAACCAGGAAATGGCGACCACCTTGTTCTACGGATCCACGCTGGCGAACCCGGAGAAGTTCAACGGCCTTTCCTCCCGCTACACGGCGTACCAGACGGCCGACGACAAGCAGAGCAGCTACAACGTGGTCCACGGCACCGCCTCCGGAGACGACAACACCTCCGTCTGGCTCGTGGTCTGGGGACCGAGCACGGTCCACGGGCTCTACCCCAAGGGGCTTCCCGCCGGACTGAGCCACCGCGACCTCGGCGAAGTAACCCTCGAGGACGCGGCGGGCGGACGCTATCAGGGGTACCGCACCCACTACAAGTGGGATCTCGGGCTCACGGTCCGCGACTGGCGCTACGCCGTGCGGATCGCCAACATCGACGTCGGCGACCTCTCCGGCACCGCCGGGCAGAAGGCGCTCATCAACCTCATGATCCAGGCGGAGGAGCGCATCCCGAACCTCGGCATGGGGCGCCCGGTATGGATGATGAACCGCACCGTGCACACGGCGCTGCGCCTCGGCATTCTGGAGAAGATCGCCTACAACCTGACGTGGGAGACCGTGGCGGGCAAGCCCGTCATGACCTTCGACGGAATCCCGGTCGCCCGCTGCGACGCTCTCGTCAACGACGAAGACCTCGTCGGCGCGGCGGCATAAGAGCAAGGAGGGCAAACAGATGATTCTCGACAAGGAACTTATTTTCAGCTGGAACCAGGAGGTGACGCTGCAGACGGCGAACGCCTCGACTGACTACGTTGACCTGACCAAGGCCGGCGACGCGATCGACGGGCTGTGGCTCGAGATACTGGTCACCGACGATGCGACGAGCAACGGCGGCGCGACGGTCGCATTCTCGCTGCAGACGGACAACGACAGCGCCTTCGGCTCCGCGACCACCCTGATCTCCACTGCGGCCCTCGCCTACGCAGGGCTCGACGAAGGGGTAAAGGTGCTTCAGACGAAGATCCCCATGGGCGTGGAACGGTACCTTCGGGTGGTCTACACCGTCGGCACGGCGGCGCTCACCGGCGGCAAGTTCTCCGCCTACCTGACGCCCGGCGTCGACAAACTGAGTTAGTCATGCTGTGCCGGTGCGTGAGGAACTGCTACCGGCGGAACAGATACTGGAAGCGGGGGGAGGAGCACGAGTTCTCCTCCTGCCCCCCTTCCTTCGTACCCGTCGGGGGCGAAGCGGAGCCCATAGAACCGTTTTCCCCGGAGCCGCCTCCAGAACCGGAGGAAAAACCGGCGAAGAAGCGGACGAGGACACGGAACAAATGACAGGGGCGGTCTTCCGCCCCTTCGATATTCGAGGAGGAGGAAGACCATGCCCGTAAGCGTAGTATCCATCTGCAACCTCGCGCTCTCGCACGTGGGAGCGTATTCCATAGGAGCAATCGACGAGCGGTCCATGGAGGCCCGCGTCTGCATGCAGCACTACGACACATGCCGCGACGAGACGCTGCGCTCCTTTCCCTGGGCGTTCGCGACGAAGACGGTTCCGCTTGCGCTCGCGAGCGGCGTCTCGTACCCCAACTGGGAGTACGCCTACGCGCTCCCGGCCGACTGCCTGCGGGCGATCAGACTCGTGTACGAGGGGATGGACCTCCATCCGGAGGAAGAGGAGCCGTTCACACTCATGAGCGGGGCGACGGGGACCACGACGTATCTGCTGGCCGATCTCGAGCAGGCGTGGCTGGAGTACACCGCGAAGGCGCTCGACCCCACCGTCTACGACAGCCAGTTCGTCACGGCGCTTTCGTACAGGCTCGCCTCGGCGATCGCCACGGCGCTCTCGGCGAACGACTCGAAGCGGCGTGAGTTGATGCAGTTCTTCCAGCTCGCGGTGCAGGAGGCGAAGACCTCCTCCGCTAACGAGGGGAACAAGGACAACAAGATCAACCGGTACGTCCGGTCGAGGGGGTAGCGTCATGCCGAGCCTGCGAGGAATGCAACCGAGCTTCGCCGCCGGAGAGCTGTCCCCCGCGCTCTGGGCGCGCACGGATCTGGCGAAGTACCAGACCGGACTCCGGCTGGCGAAGAATATTTTCATCCATCCTCACGGCGGCGCGTCGAACCGTCCCGGAACTCTATACATCGGGGAGACGGAGGACTCGTCGAAAAAGAGCCGCCTCATCCCGTTCATCTACAGCACGGAGCAGGCGTACGCGCTTCTGTTCGGCAACGAAACGCTCCGCTTCATCCGAGACGGAGAGTTCGTCATGGACGGAACGTCGCCGTACGAGGTGGTCACCCCCTACACATCCGCCATGCTTCCCGACCTGCACGTCACGCAGTCGGCGGACGTCCTCTGGATCTGCCACCCGGCCGTGCGTCCGAAGGAACTGCGCCGCTACGCCGACGACGACTGGGAACTCAACGACTACGCCTTCGAGGACGGGCCGTTCCTCGACGAGAACGTAGGCGACACGACCATCACCCCCTCCGGGACGCTGACCAAGGGCGGAACATGCACGCTGACGGCATCCGCGAGCACGTTCGCCACTTCGGACATAGGCTCGCTCTTCAGAGTGTCGCACCGCGTCGAGGAGCAGAAGGTAACGCAGGTATTCACGACGAACGGGACGACCTCCGCGCTTGCCGTCGAGGGGGAGTGGAGCTTCCGGACGTCCGGCAAGTGGAAGGCCGTGGTCGCGCTGGAGCGATCCTTCGACGGGGGCGCGTCCTGGCTGAAGTTCAAAACGTACGTCACGGACACGACGACGGACGGAAATCACGACCGGTCATACGTCGAGATCATCGAGGGAACCATGGTGCGCGCCGTCGTGAGTTATTTCTACATCGGCACCGACCCTTCCGATCCATTGAACGATCCGGAATGCGAGTTGACGTTGACCGCCGCCCCCAGGTTGAACGACGGCGTGGTGAAGATCACGTCCGTTTCCTCGGCGACTGCCGCCGGAGGGACGGTGCAGAAGGTTGTCGCTTCCGCCTCCGCTACGAAGCTGTGGGCGCGGGGGGCGTGGAGCATCCGTCAGGGATGGCCGCGCGTTCCGATGTTCTATCAGGAGCGGCTCTGCTTCGGCGGGACGAACAAGGAACCCAATACGATCTGGTTCAGCGAGACGGGCGACTACAACAGCTTCGCGGTCCACGCGCCGCAGGAGGATTCCGACGCCATCACCGCGCCGGTCGTGAGCAGAATGGTCAACGAGATCCGGGGGATGGTCCCGCTGCGCGATCTGATCGTGCTGACGAGCGGGTCGGAGTGGAAGGTCTCCGCGGCATCCACCGGCGTCTTCTCGTACAAGGAGAAGCAGGTGGATCCGCAGGGGTACAGGGGGAGCGCGAATCTCGACCCGCTGACCGCCGGGAACTCCATCCTCTTCGTGCAGGAGAAGGGGTCCGTGGTCCGCGACCTCGGGTACTCGCTGGAGGCCGACGGATACACGGGCAACAACCTTTCCGTGATGGCGACGCACCTGTTCGAGGGGAGGCGTATCGTCGACTGGGCGTGGCAGCAGGAACCGTGGTCTTTGGTCTGGTGCGTGCTGGACAACGGCGCGCTGCTCACCCTGACCTACATGAAGGAGCACGAGGTATGGGCGTGGACCAGGCACGAGACGGACGGCGAGTTCGAGTCGGTCTGTTCCGTGCCGGGCGACTCCAGGGACGACGTGTACTTCGTCGTCAAGCGGACCATAGAAGACTCGACCGTCCGGTACGTCGAGACATTGGCGGAACGCCTCTCCGGGGGAGACGTCAAGACGTCGCGATTCCTCGACTGCGCGGGAGTCTACGACGGCGCGTCGACCGATTCCGTTTCCGGGCTGGACTGGCTCGAGGGGAAGACCGTGAACGCGCTCGCCGACGGCGGAGTGGTCGCCGGGCTCGTCGTGGAGAGCGGATCCGTGACGCTTCCGAACGAGGCGTCCGAGATTGTGGTCGGTCTGCCGTTCCTCTCCGAGATGGAAACGCTGCAGCTGGACTTCCAGACGCAGGACGGCACGGGACAGGGGAGGCCGAAGCGCATTCCCGAAGTGGTGCTCAGACTGCGCGAGACGAGGGGCGTGGCGGCGGGACCGTCTTCGGAACGTCCCGACCTTCTTGTCGACCTCAAGCCGCCCTTCACCACGAGCGACCCGATAGCCCTCTTCACCGGAGACGCCCCCGTAGTCCTCCACAACGGCTTCGACCGCAACGGAGGGAGGATATACATCCGGCAGGAACATCCGCTGCCCATGACCGTTCTGGGGGTGCTCCCGAGTGTCGAATTCGGCTAGGTGGCATGTCCGCCCGTCGATGCCTTCCGACTGCGAGGTCGTGGCGGAAGGGATGAAGGAGGCCGACAGGCTGGAGATATGGGCGTCGAACAGATCCACGCCGTTCGATGCGCTGCGGAAGGGGCTGGAACGCTCCGCCGTGTGCTGGACCGGCGTGTGGAGGGGGCGCCCGATGGGGATGTGCGGGTGCATCTCCATGGGACTCGTCGGGCGCGTCGGGTCTCCGTGGATGCTGACGACGGACGAGATAACACAGGCAGCGCTGCCGTTCTGGCGGGAGAACCGGAGGTACCTCTCCGGCCTTATGGAGCGGTACGACCTGCTGTTCAACTACGTGGACGCCCGTCACGCGACGAGTATCCGCTGGCTGCGGCGGCTGGGATTCTCCATAGGACCGGCGGAGCCGTTCGGAGTGGACGGTCTGCCGTTCCACAGATTCGAGATGAGGGGTGAAGCGGTATGGGACAGATGCTGAGCGGATCCCTGCCGATGCTGATGCAGGTCGCCGGAGGCGTTGCGAGCGCCATGGGATCCATCCGGCAGGGGGAAGCGGCGCAACGGCAGTACGAGTATCAGGCCGCGATGCTGGAGAGCAACGCGAAGGCCAGAGAAAAACAGGCGAGCGAAGAGGTCGCCGCGGGCGGCGCCGAGGAGGCGAAGCTCCGTCAGAAGATAGCGCAGCTCAGAGGGCAGCAGAAGGCGACGATGGGGGCGTCCGGATTCCGTACCGACTCCGGATCGAACCTCGAGACGCTGCTCGATACGGACGAGATGGGCGAGCGCGACGTCGAATCCCTGCGGTACAACGCGCAGGTCAAACGATGGGCGAACCTCGCCGACGCGGAGGATATGCGCAATCAGGCGAACCTCGCCAGGTACGCCGGGAAGGACGCCGCTGCCGCCGGCAGGCTGGGGGCCTTTTCCTCCATGATCGGTACCGGAGCGACCGTGGCGTCCACCTGGTACAAGACCGGCAGCTCCGGAGCGTCGAACTCCGGAGCCTCCACGGGATGGAATCTCGGGGCGAGCGAACTGAAGGTACCGACGCTGCGCACGCAGGGGATCGCGCGACCGAGGTGGCTTAAATGAGATTGCCCGTATACGAACGGCGCGGGGAAACGACGGCCGCTCCGGCGGCGGTTCGTTCGACGTCCGCGCCCTCCGGGGCGTTCGGCGCTTCTTCGGCCGCGGCGCTCGGGGGCATGGGGGACGCTCTGACCGGCGCCGGGAACGAGATGCTGAAGATCGTTCTCGACATGCAGGCGAAAGCCGACGACGCCGCGGTGCTGGAAGCCTCGAACAGGTGGAGCGAAAGCGTCAACGGCTATTTGAACGACCCGGAGAAGGGGCTGTACAACCGCCGCTTCAAGGCCGCAAAGGGCGCCGTCACGGACGCGACGAAAGCATTCGACGACATCGAGAAGGACTTGACCGGGAAACTGGAGAACGACAGGCAGCGCGACCTCTTCAGGCGCTTCGTCATGCAGAACCGCATGACGCGCCTCGAAGGTGTGTCGAAGCACGAGCGCGCGGAGTTCCTCAAGTACCGGGAGCAGACAGCGAACGAGGCCGTATCCACATCGCTCTCGTCCATCGCCGCGTCCTATCGGGACGACAACATCTTCGAGGTGGAGCTGAAACGCGCGGAGAACGCGCTGCTCACCATGCTCGACGACTACGGAGAGGAGATCGTCGAGGCGAAGGTAAAGGCGCTGCGGTCGGCCGCCCACGAGGCGCGTCTCGAACGCTGGCTCGTGGAGGATCCGAAGAGCGCGCAGGCGTACTGGAAGGCGAACAGGGGCGCGATAGACGGCTCCAGGCATGCGCAGTGGTCCGAGAAGGTGGAGAAGAGCTCGATGGTCGAATGGGTGCAGGAGACGGCCGACGGCCTGTCGCGGAAGTTCTCTTCCGAAGTATCGGCGCTGCAGTACGTCCGGGAGCACTACTCGGGCGACAAGGAGAACAGCCTGGTGACGGCGCTGAAGACGCGCTTTGGTGAGAAGAAGGCCGCGCAGGCGGAACGGAGAGCCGCCTCCGCCGATGCTCTGGACAACCTCTTCTACAACGCTCCCGACGAGGAGACTCTGGTGCGCGAGATGCAGCGCAAAGGGTACTCCGAGGGGAAGATTCGCGCGTTCGGCAAGCAGTACCGGCGCATGCGGATGGAGGACATGTACGACGAAGCGATGAGCCTTCCGTGGGAGGTGGGCGCTCAGGAGCTGCGCAACATCGCGGAGAAGTACGGCGCGTCCCCCGTCGAGGCGGAACGCTTGGTCGCGACGCACGAGTCGATCCGAGAGGCGCGGCTCGGCAGGATCGCCGACGCTTCGGAGGACATCGACTCCCTCGGAAGGATGCTCGACTCGATCGGCGTCTCGCCTTCGGAACGGAAGAGAGCGATGGGGTACTACGTCGCTGCGAACGAACCAGCGCTGAAACGGCAGGCCGAGCTGCAGAGTTCGATAGCGTCGAACTCCGTATGGGAAGAGATCCAATCCGGTGAGTACGACGCGGGGAAGATGGGGGTCGAGGGCCGAAGCATGCTCATTGAGCGTCTCGGCGAACTGCCGTTGACGAAACAACAGAGCGAATCCCTCCTCAAGGCGCACGAGAGGCGCTTCTCGGTGTCCAAGCCTGCCCACGATGACATGATCAATTCCGTTATAAAGGCGGAAGAGAAGAAGATCAAGGACCCGATGGAAGCCGCGAAATTCAGGGAGTACGCGACGGAGATGGTCGCGCGCATGCCGGAAGGTACGCCGCTGCCGAAGATCGTGGAGGCCGTAGGCGACCTGAGGAAGCAGGAAGTGCTCCTCAAGAAGCGTCCTGGAATATGGCCGAATGTCCGAGGTAAGGCTTACGAGGCTCCTCCCCCATGGGAGGGGTGGAAGTTCAGCGATAAAGCCGGACTCTATGTCAGAGAGACCGTTGACAAGGACGGAAACAAAACAATTGAAGCGTGGGAGTCGGATTAGATAGATACGGGAGGGGACGTACATGGCGGTAAGGCTGCTGACCGAGGACGAACTTAGAAGATTCAACGAGGAGGAGCCCCAGGAGGAAGAGGGGCGTTTCGGCGCGTCTCTCGCCGGGGGAGGAATTCTCGGCGTTCCCGAGCTGTCCCGGTCGGTGCGCGAGCGGTACGTTCCTCTCGTTGAGCCGAGGGGTCCGCTGACGACGGCGGACGTCGAGGAGGACCTCTTCCTCTCTCCGTACGAGAAGGCGAAGCGCGCGGAGCTTCGCGCACGGATGGAGCAGGCGTACGGGAAGAATCCGGACGCCTTCGCGCAGAATATGCGCAAGGCGGAGATCACCGGACTGCCGCTCGACATCGTCGACGACCCTAACTACCAGCAGGAAGCGGACCGGATCATCGCCGAGAAGAACCTGTGGCTGAAGGTTGGTGGACTCGGGGAGAAGGGCCAACGCTGGATTATGAAGGGCGGCAACCTCGAACTTGCGCAGGACGATCTGGAGACCGTCCGCAGCGTGGAGCGTGTCGCCGCGGATACCATCGGACCGCTGCACGACCGCCTGATCACCGTGGACAACAAACAGTGGGGGCTGCTCGAGGAGATCGGGAAGTCCTTCATGGCCGGGTACACCTTCGTGAATACGTCGATGTACGAGGGGCGCGGGCTGCTCCGTGAAGCGGGGCAGATGGACATCGCCGCCGACCCCGTGGACATTCTCGTGACGGCGACGGGGACGGCGGACAAGTACCGGGAGAATCTGCAGGCGCTCGCCGAACGGTTCCACTACGACGCGCCGAAGGATATGAACTTCTTCGAGAAGGCGCTGATCGGAGGAGCCGGGCTCTTCGGACAGATCTGGGCGCGCCAGCAGGCCGCAACGCCGACGCAGCTCCTGTACGCCGGAATCGGCGTCGCGTTGACGAAAGCGACGGGAGTTTCTCCCGCTTCGTCTTTAAAGCTGGGGGCTGTCGGAGGGGTGGCCGCGTCGATGACGCCGCAGGTCATCGGCGGGATGCTCGGGGCCGCGAAGCGCTTCGCCGACATGTGGGGGTCGGAGATGCACGCATCCGTGCTCGAGTACTCCGCATTCCGCGACACGAACGGGAATCCGCTTCCGTGGGAGTCGATCCTCTCCGCCGCGCATCTGGCCTCGCTGCCGAGTTCCGTGTTCCAGTACATGCAGTACGAGACGCTCTCGGGAATCATGCCGATGAGGTGGAGGCCGTTCATCGACACGACGAGCAGGGCGGCCGTCCTCGGGCTGGTGCAGAACCCGGCGAAGATGGCGCTGACCACGTATCTCGGCAAGGGAGCGCTTGGGATCGCCGAAGAGGTGGGAAACGAGATGGCGTCGGCGCTCACGAGGTCGGCGGGCGGACGCTTCCTGAAAGCACTGTCTCCGATGGAGTTCGACCCGGTCCCGTTCGCGGAGGATGCGCGGCGCGCGCTCGAAGAAGGCGAAGGGGCGTTCTACTCCTTCCTCGTGCCGCAGCTCCTGGGCATGGGGGGCGGAATAAGCGAGTACATGTCGCAGTACGGAGGCGTGCGGAACGCGCAGGCTACGCTCGACGCGATCGCTAAGGGAAGCGCCGAATCGAAGCTGCTGCAGCGCGCACCGCAGGCGTACCGCGACATGGTGACGGAGATCGTCAAGGACGGACCGAAGGAGACGACGTACGTCGACATCAAGGCGTTCAACACCTACTTCCAGTCGCAGGGCATCGACCCGAGAGAGGCCGCCGGAGAGATGGGCATCCTCGAGGGGTACGACGCCGCGATGGCGAACCTCTCGGAGCAGGACGCGCTCGTCGAGATGGCGCGCGAAGAGGGCATCGACAGGGCTGAAATAGAAGAGGTCGCACCGTACGGAGACTCGACGAACCCCGTGGAGGATTACGCCGGTATCGACCTCGCGATTCCTACGGGCGTGTACGCGGAGAAGGTAGCCGGTTCCGGGCATCACGCCGGGCTCGCTGCCGACGTGAAGTTCGATCCGGACGGACTGACTGCGAGGCAGGGAGAAGCGCACAAGCAGCGCATCGCCGACTGGATCGTCGACCAGACCCGGAGGTTCGCCGAACGTCAGGGATACCTCCTCGAGGTGGAGACCGTCTTCCGGGAGAAGCTCGCCGGAGTGTACCCGGACGAGGCGCAGATCACGGACGCGGCGAAGATCTACGCGCTGGCGTCGTTGCGCGCCGAGGACGTCGGAGCCATTCCGAGCGCCCTGGAGGACGCGAAGGGTATCGTGTTCCAGCGGGAAGCCGACGGGAAGATAACGGCACGGAGCATGGGGCAGCCGCTGAACGAGGGTGTGGATATCGAGAGTTCCGCAACTGGAGTTGTTCTTCAGGTTGACCCGTTCGAGAAAGACATCAATGAATACAGGAAACGTGAGAACCGCAACAAGCTGGCCGACATGATCGCCGGAAAATACGAAAACAAAGATACCGGATGGGGCATTTCCCTTTCCAGGACAAATGTGTCTCATTCGGTGTCGAGCGCATGGACGAACAGGGACATTCCCTTCGAAAAAAGCATGATGATCCTGCGAGGACTGCCGAGGCTGATAGAGAACGCCCGTCTCGTTGAGTCTCACGAAGACAGACACGGAGCCGAGAGCGTCGTGACGGTTCACCGGATGTACGTCCCTGTGAAGCTGAGAAACGACATGGAGTCCATTTACAAGGTGAAGCTGACGGTCAAGGAGATGGACGGTAGGTTCGAAGCGACCGTGGAGGGGATTTACAGGGCGCACGACGCAAAAGTAATAGAAAAAGTGCCCGACGCAAAACACCGCGATACACTCGAAACCGAGCCCTCAAACGGAAATACGCCGGACACCTTTGACGTTATTTTAGGTTCATTTTTGGATGGTGTCAAGGACTCCGATGGAAAATTCTATCTTAATCCGGACGAACAGGCGCGGAGCATGAACCAGTTCGCCGGTCCGAAGGCGCTGACCGCCGATCCCCTCGCGCTCTCAAGGGCGCAGGAGATGTCCGAACAGGGCGCCACGTTCGACGAGATCAAGCAGGAAACCGGCTGGTTCAAGGGCATGGATGGCAAGTGGCGGTTCGAGATCGACGACAGCAAGGCGTCCTTCAACCCGGAGATAGCGCAGAACGGACTGACGGTCGTGCTGGCGCTGAAGGGTTTTAAGATCTCCTTCGGACGCGAGGCGACGCTTGGAGACATTCTCGTTCACGATGATCTGTACAAAGCGTACCCGGAGCTGAAAAACGCCATTGTGAAGTACGTGCCGGGGGAAACTTCCTCGTACTACGAACGAAGCGGAGAGATACACATCGCCGGTGGAGTGCTCGATCTTGCTGACGACGACGCGACGATGCAGCGATTCCTGCACGAGATACAGCACGCGATACAGGGGAAAGAGAACTTCGCACGTGGCGGAAGTCCCGCGATGATGGAGGGTATGCAGGACGAGCTTCGCGCTCGACTGCGCTTTCTGGAATCCACTCCCGAATACGATGCCGCAAAGAAGGAACTTGACGATATATGGCGTCGCTACATCGATGACACGACCTCCTACGATCAGGCCGAGAGCGCGGAGGATGAAGTAAAAAGGTCGTCAGCGGTATTCAAAGAGATCCAGTCGGTTGTGGATCGGCTGAGGGCATTGGGCGACGACTCTAGAAAAGCGTACCTGAACCTCGCGGGCGAGATAGAGGCGCGCGACACGGCCGAACGCAGGAAGCTGAACGCCAAGGGGAGAACGATGGTCGACCCCGGACGCAATCCGAACGCCATCGTCGTCTGGGGCGGTACGGAGATGGCGTACAGGCCGGAGGAGACGCTGTACCAAAGCGGAATAGACGCCGACTACCTCGCCGCCGTGGAAGCCGGCGACATGGAGACGGCGCAGCGGATGGTGGACGAGGCGGCGCGTGAAGCTGGATACATCAGCGACAGTGAATATAGAATGATGCACCGCGCCCCGAACAGTCAGGACGATGTCAACTTAGTTGGTTTGAGGGAAAGTGGTCTCGTTCCTGATGATTACTGGACGAAGCCTGAGTGGTATCAGAATGAGGCTTCTGAGTGGGAATCTTTCATCGCCGTTAAAACCGCAATGCGCGGGATGGAACTCAGAATATCGAAGGGAAAAGACCCCGGAAAACAGACTATACGAATGTATCGGGCTGTCCCGAAGGGCGTAAAAGAGTCATCATTCCGCAACGGTGACTGGGTTACACCATCACGGCAGGATGCAGTACTGGAAGGACAAATGATACCGGAAGGATACCGGATCATTTCGCAGATGGTACAGGTGAAAGACCTGTACTGGGATGGAAATTCCATCAATGAGTGGGGGTACGATGACGGCAAGGGGTACGCCTACAAGAACACCAAGAACAACAGGAAACTCATTGATGCGGTTACCCGCGACGACGCCGGCAACGTGATTCCGCTCTCCAAACGATTCAATACAAGAAAGGATGATATCCGGTACCAGGGCGAGCAATCCGCCCCGCGCGCCGCGTACTCGGTGACGGCAGAAGGGGAGCGCATCATCACCCTCTTCAAGGCGGCGGACGCGTCCTCGCTGATCCACGAGTTTCTCGGCCACCACATCATCGAGAGGTACCTAGACGCGGAACGCGCCGGTACCCTCTCCGAGAGAGCCGCCGAGGATATGAGGATTCTCAGGGAGTGGGCGGGCGCGGAAGGCGATCTGACCACGGAGCAGAAGGAGAGCATCGCCCGCGCGTGGGAAGCGTACCTGATGGAGGGCAAGGCTCCGTCTCCGCAGGTCGAGGGCGTCTTCGCACGGTTCAAGGCCGTGCTGCTCGAGATCTACCGCACGCTGCGCTCTCTGAAAGTGGAGATGACCGACGAGGTCCGGGGCGTCTTCGACAGGATGCTGATAGCCGAGGACGAACTCCAGGACGTGAAGGATATTCAGGGGTACGACGACGCCGTCAGGCTGGCGCAGGAGGCCGGAGCGGACGCGGAGAGCGTCGGGCTGCTGGCGGAAACGCTGCTCAGGGCGGACATGGACGCGCGGCGCAGTTTGACCGAGACGCTTGTGCGGCCCGTGGTCGACAGGGTGCAGAACACCCTGGGAGACAGAAAGAAACAGCTCCGCGAGGAGATGGAGAAGGTGGTCAGGGCGCAGCCGGTCTACGCGCTGCGGCTCGCCCTTCGGCGCCCCGGAGGGGAGCTGAAGCTCTCTCGTCAGGAGATCGTCGACACCTTGGGAGAAGAGGCGCTCGAGGACTTCCGGGGGATGTACTCCAATGAGGGAGGCACGCTCGCGCTGGATTCGGCGGTGAACGACTTCGGGTTCGATTCGATCCACGGGATGCGCGAACAGCTGCGGAACGCTCCGGACCTGAAGGCCGCGGTGAAGGACGCCGTCTCCAAGCAGCTCGACAAGGAGCTGCAGGGAGGGATGTTCGGGGACGCATTGGCCGAGATAGCGCAGATGGCGGCGCACTCGGAGACGAGGCTCGAGGCGCTCGTTCTCGAACGGTTGATCCTCGACGCGAAGACGACGAAACAGGAGATGACGAAGGCCGCCGCTCTCCGGGCGAAGGTGCTCCGGGAGCACGCGGCGAACGTGATACAGGGGTACAGAGCGCGGAATCTGAGCGCGAAGAAGTTCTTCGGCGCGGAGGCGCGCCTGCAGCTCCAGTACGAGAAGGCCGTCATGGACGGGAATCTCAAGGCCGCGATACGGTACAAGGATATGCAGGGGCTCCAGTTCGCCCTCGGCATGGAGGCGCTGGATACTGCGAGGATGCTCCGGAAGGCGGACCGGGTTATCAAGAAGTACGCGAAGCGCGGGAAGAAGACGCTCGGGCTTCCGCTCGAGATCCTCGACGGGATCGACATGATCCTCGAGAGCGTCGACCTCAAGCCGCGCACCAAGGGCGAACGCGAGGTCATCGCCGAGATGCAGCAGTGGGCGGACGAACAGCGCGCCAAGGGAGAGGATCCTCTGCTCCCGAAGCACGTCATGGAGACGCTGGACAAGAAGGCCTACACGGACATGACCGTCGGCGAGATACGCGGGCTCCACGATTCGCTGAAGAGCCTCGAATACATGGGGAAGATGGAGAAGACGCTCCTCTCCGCGCAGTACGCGCAGGACTACGACGAGACGGTATTGAAGCTGGTGGATGCCGCGTCGAAGATAGGACGGCACGTACCGGGGAAGACCGTCAATCAGGACGCGCTCGACAAAACGACGGAGGTCCTCAAGGAGATCCTCTACGCGCACATGAAGGTGGACTTCATCATCAACCTCCTCGACGGGGGGACGGACGGGACATTCCGCCGCGCCCTCTGGGATCCGTTGAACGACGCGACGGACGCCGAGCAGGTCATGCTCGACGAAGGGGCGAAGGCGCTGCGGACGATCTTTACCAGGCAACACACGGAAGCGGAGGTCAGGAAGTGGGCGAAACGCCGCTTGGATACGCACGGCGCGTTCGACCACACCTTCACGAAAGAGAACCTGATGGCGCTGGCGTTGAACTGGGGGAACCTCACGAACCGGGACAGGGTGCAGAGCGGGTACAACGTGACGCCGGAGCAGGTCGAATCGCTCTTCGACGAGTACATGGAGGAGCGGGACTGGCGAATGGTGCGGGATATCTGGACGTACATCGACACGTTCTGGCCCGCGATAGAGCAGCTGCACTCCGACATGACGGGCATCCGTCCGCAGAAGGTGGATGCCGCGCCGGTGACCACGAAGTACGGGACGTTCGACGGCGGGTACTATCCGATAGCCTACGACAAACGGCTGTCGCACGCCGCGTTCTTCCGGGCGCAGAAGGAGGAGGACCTGCTTTCCGGGCACTACTACGGGCTGCAGACGTCCCACGGACACGCGGAGCAGCGGATGAAGTCCGTTGGTTCGGACTTCAAGCTGGAGCTGCATCTGGAGCCGGTGCTGGGGTATCACATCCAGCGCGTGATCCACGATCTTGTCTTCAGGAAGGCGCTGCGGGACGCGAACAAGCTGCTGACCGACGAGCAGGTGGCGTCGGCGATCACATCCGTTGTGGGCGCGGAGGGGTACAGACAGTTCCGCCCCTGGATGGAGGCGATAGCCGGCGTGCAGAAACCGGCGCTGTCGGTCTGGGAGAAGGTCGTACGGCGGGCGCGGGGCGGCGCGACGGTGGTCACTCTGGGCCTTCGGGCATCCCCGGCGATCAGCCAGCTCTTCGGCTACACTTCGGCGGCGACGCACGTCGGGACAGTGAGAATGGCGGCCTACGTGGCGGACTTCATGGCGAACCCGACGGAGTGGATGGAGCGCACACGTTTCGTGCGCGACAACTCCGCGTTCATGCGCTACAGACAGCAGACGTTCGATCAGGACGTGCGCAAGCTGGTGAACAGGCTGATCAAGGGAAATAAGTGGGACATGGCGCAGGAGGCCGCTTTCAGACACATCGGCATGCTCGACGCCATGGTGACGGTCCCTCTGTGGTACGGGGCCTATCACGACGCGATCAAGGCGGGGAAGAACGCCAGGGACGCGCGGCGGGCGGCCGATACGGCGGTGCGTCAGACGCAGAACGTCGGGCGCGTGATCGACACGGCGGCGATTCAGCGGGGAGGCCCGCTGCAGACGATGTACACGATGTTCTACAGCTACATGAGCGTGCTCTTCAACATGACGGCGGTCAAGACGATGGAGACCCGCAGCCTCAAGGACATTCCGAGCGCGGTCTCTTTCGCGATGCTCGCCATAGTGCTTCCCGCCGTGATTTCGAGCCTCATGCGCGGCGGAG